GATAATTCGTTTAATGCGGCAATAGGAAAAGTGCTAAATTCTTCATTACTTAGATCTTCAGCGCCTACTACAGCAATTTTAATTACACCACGAAGGAGTTCTGTTTGAGAGTCTTCAGCTTTGCTCTTAGAAGTTTTTTTAATCATGTCTTGAACTTTAAGAACTTCACCAACTGACAATTGACGAACTTCAACTTCGTCTCCCATAAAAGGAAATTTTTTAGTAATTACTTTTCCAACTAAATGTTTCATATTTTTCCTAACTAATCTTATCTTTTTCTGTAAATAAATTTGGATTGTTTGCTTGAAAGTCATCAAGCATTTTTCTGCACGTATGTAATACTGATAGTGTTTCCATAATTTCTTTTCCAATATCTGAGTCACTATCAAAGTCTTGAAAGCGCTCAAAGCTTTTACGAATACTAATATCTACACTTCGGCGCATATGCCTAAAGGTAGTTCGCATTACAAACGTTTTACTAAACGGTTTGTCTGTCATACTAAGTCTTTCTAATAGGATTAAGGAAGCCCCAATTAAGGGACTCCCAAAGTATTTTAATTTATGGTAGTGTAACTGGTCCAAAGAAATCAGACTGAGTTGACATAGTAACCGTAGCGGTTGTAGCGTCTGTCAACGCAGGATTTACTAGGATAGCTTCGATTTTACCTGTAAAGTAAAATTCTGTATTACCATAAGCCAACGCTGTATTTGCAGTGTCAAGACTTGCTGCAAGTGTAGTTGCTTGTGAACACATCATAAAGCGGAATGCACCTTGTGTACCAATAAGAGCATGGAAATCATCCATGTCATCAGGAATATAGTTAACAGTAACTTCAAGTGTTGGTGCGTCAGACTGACCTTGCACCTGAGAAGAAGTTGCTTGTCCATAAACAGGTACGTTTACGATGTTAGCAGGAGTACCAATTGAAGGGAATTCACGTACTGATGGAATTCGTGAAATAGCACTAGCGTTTGCTGTTACAAACAAACCTGCGTATTCAGCAGCAGTGTCTACAGAAGCTGCAGGTGCTGCTGCATGAAAGTCTAGGTATGTAAAAATACCTGAACTCAAAGATGAAATATGAGCCATTTGTTATTCTCCGTATATTTTAAATGGTATTATGTATTGTGCGCGATAAAGCGACTGATTAGCTGGGTCTAGCCCTTCTACATTCAAATAAGATTTTCCAAACTCTGTCTTATTAGTTAAAATTTTATTTTCAAATGAGTTGTCTAGTATATCTGAAATTTGCATAATGCGAGTTTGTCCCTCGCCAGCTTTAACAAATATTCTAACAATTAATAAACCTGAAAGGCTTTTATCACCGCCATAAGCTAAATGATCAGAAGCACTAGGAAGAATATTAAAACGACAAAATTCATTACTGTTTGAAATTGAACCCTGATAATTTTCAGGATACATTGCTATGTTATTACTTGTCCAAGCTGATGAGGCAAAAACACTATTAACATCCGCTAAGATATTGTGAAACATTTTAAGGTTCCTTTGTCAAAGTGGCTTCAATAGTAAAGTCGTTATCAGTATGATCTGTTATATTATAAACTACTGAGCCTACAGTAAGCGTATCATAAACTGATAAGTCAACGCCTGATTTTAAAATAGCTTTATAATTAAAACCATCTCCAGCAGGTCTTTCTGAAGACTCAATTATAACCGATACTGTAGCGGAAGTAATAGTACTAACAGTATTATCAGTAGCAAAATCATAGCTTGTAACTGCTTTAGTTGATAGTGTAGCAGTCTTAACAAGATCTCCTGCTCTATTAAAAGCTTTATTAACGGCAGCTGTTACTTTTGCTGATAAAGACATTAGTTAGCCCTCCACCAAGAAGAACCCATACCTTCTACACCTCTTCGAATAAGGTGACGTAAAGGTTTAATTACAATACTAGGTGTAATTGAAGTTCTTGTAACGTCTCCATTAGTATCAGATAAACTAATACTTCCAATAGAAATGCTTTCAAAGGTTTGAGTTGTTTGTGCTAACAAATCTTCATTGTTTAACAAATGCAATGCCTGTTCATAAACAGCAATTTTAACTTCATTAGGAATTTCTGACTCTGTAAATTTAACTTCTAAATTTAATCTAGGATTATAATGAGAAGTGTTTTTACGAGGCCATGCAAGAGCTTGGGAAGAACTAACAGCAGAACCAATCCAAGAACGATTGTCTATAAGCTGTGTAGCTGTTACTAGTGCATCTTCTTTTAACAAAGCAGAAGCAGCATCCCAAGACGCTGCATCAATTCTAGTTTCAAAGTAAGTTTCTGCATCAGCAACTGCAACATAACTATTAGTATTTAGAACTAAAGCCATTAGTCCCTCCTAAATTATTATGAGTGGAAGATTGGCAAGATGCCCAAGTTCAGAGCATTCATTTTACGGCCCCAAGAAGCAGCAGCAGCATAAGTTGCGTTTGTTGCAAAGGCGTTTGTTGCGCCTGACCAGTCATAACCCATTGGGTGCATGATAAAGCCATAACGATACCAAATGTTAGTTGAACCACCACCAGTGTAAGAAGCCGCATCACGGTCTACTTCAACAGGAGTTGGAACACTTACGGGTGCGTAAGTTACTGAAGCTGGTTTAATC